CTTATTTCCATTTTTATATTGATATTTGATTTGTCTCAAAGTTAATATCTTTTTTCATATTAAGCAAAACCTTCTGCCAAATCTTGTCAGTAACTTCTTTGATACCAGATAGTCCGTTCGTGGATTATTCGGTATCTTTATTTTCGTAACGTAAAATAGTGTGCCAATGGAGATAATTTATAGAAAAATAGAAGACCTTAAAAAACTGGGTAACAATCCCAGAACCATATCAGAGGAGCAGATGCGGATACTCAAAGAGTCTATTCATAGTAATCCGGACTACTTCGAAGCACGTCCCATCATACTCTCTGATCGAACTGGGGAACTGGTGATTATAGCCGGAAACCAACGGTATGATGCCAGTGTGGAACTAGGACTTTCTGACGTGCCGACGGTTCTGCTTCATGGGTTGACAGAAGAACGAGAACGGGAGATTATTATCCGTGATAACGTGAATAATGGTACATGGGACGAAAAACTATTGAAGGAGTGGAATGCAGAGTCTTTGATGGATTGGGGATTAAACTTTGATTTTGACTATGATAGTCTGGTAGATAGTGAAAGTGATGCCCGGAATAAATACACAAAAAAGATTGAAGCTCCGGTGTATGAGCCTAAAAGCCCTGTATGCCCGGAAATAGATTCTCTCTATGACAAAAGTAAATATGAAGAACTGCTTTCGGCAATAGACGATTCAGATGTCCCGGACCGTGTGAAGGAATTTCTTCGGATAGCAGCATTGAGGCATATAGTATTTGATTACGGACAGATAGCAGAGTTCTATGCTCATCAAGAGAAAGAAGTCCAGGAACTGATGGAGGCATCTGCACTGGTAATAATAGATTTTGATAAGGCGATAGAGAACGGTTATTCTCGGTTCAAGGAGGATATTTATGAAATAATGCTGGAGGACACTGAAGATGAGGAGTGATTTTGTAGCGTTCATACTGACGCATGGCCGTGCCGATTCCGTCATCACAGATAAGACATTGCGGAAGTGTGGCTATACGGGACCAATTGTTTATGTGATAGACAATGAAGATAAGGCGGCCGCAGATTATTACGCGAAATATAAAAACGTTGTAATGTTCGATAAACCGAAGATTGCAAAGACTTTTGATGAAGCGGATAATTTTGATGATCGCAGAGCTATTGTTTATGCGCGCAATGCTTGCTTTCAGATAGCAAGGAAACTTGGTTACAAATACTTCATAGAACTGGATGATGATTACGATGTTTTTTCTTTTACTTACGGCAGAGATGGTACAGTCAAACAGAGGGCAATAAAGCAATTGGACGTGGTATTTGAAGCTATGCTACGTTTTTATGAAAGTATTCCGGCTCTCACTTTGGCTATGGCTCAGAGAGGCGATTTTGTAGGGGGAAAGGAAAACGATATTTTGAAAGGCGAGAAGATGAAACGGAAAGCGATGAATTCTTTCATCTGTTCCGTAGATAGACCGTTTAAATTCGTTGGTCGCATTAATGAAGATGTGAACACCTATACCACGCTTGGTAGCAGGGGATGTCTACTTCTGCAGGTTCCACAAGTGGCGCTAAACCAGAAGCAGACGCAGAAGAATAAAGGAGGTATGACGGATATATACATGAGTCAAGGGACATATGTCAAGAGTTTTTATACGGTTATGATGATGCCAACCTCTGTGAAGGTGGGCGTGATGGGCCATAGCGAGGAAACGAAAAGATTGCACCACGTGATTAATTGGAATAACACTGTTCCTAAGATATTGGACGAACGATTCAAGAAGAAATAAGATGGCGGCACCAACTGGAAATAAATTTTGGATGTTAAGAAGTAAGCATGGAAGGGATAAGCTCTTTTCTACGCCGGAACTCTTGTGGGAGGCAGCATGTGAGTATTTCCAATGGTGCGATGAAAACCCATGGTTATCTAAAAAGGCCATTCAAAAGACAGTTCCGGTAAGAAGGAAGAAAGGGAAGAAAGTGGAGACAGTCAATGAGCAACAAGTACAACAAGAGGTTTCCCCAACTTCCCGTCCGTATTCCCTAACCGGTTTCTGTATTTATGTAGGTGCTTCTTCCAAGTGGTGGAGCACTTTTCGTTCCGAATGTAGAAATAAGAATGATGAAGATTTTTTGGAGGTCATCGCACGCGTGGAGGAAACCATCGAAACGCAGCAGTTTGAGGGAGCGTGCGTTGGAGCTTTCAATGCGAATATCATTGCCCGAAAGTTAGGGCTTGCTGACAAGCAGGAGGTGGACCATACGAATGCAGGAAAAGAGTTCAAAGGATTTAATTTTCTACCATATACAGAAGATGCGGAGAAAGTCAAGTAATGGGATATAAGGTCAATATAAAGCAGAGGTTAGCCTATAACTACCTTCGTGACGATGTTACGAAGTTTCTGTGTTATGGTGGCGCTGGTGGAGGTGGAAAGTCATGGCTTGGGTGTGAATGGCTTATGCAATGTGCTTACTATCTCCCGGGCACTCGATGGTTCGCTGGCCGAAATAATTTGAAAGATAGCCGTGAGTCTATCTCTGTCACTTTCGACAAGGTGGCAAAGTGGCATCGATTCACTGATTACAAGCAGACCAATGACGGTATACTTTTGGGGAATGGGTCGGAAATCATCTTTCTTGACTTGACATATTATCCCGTCAAAGACCCGATGTATGAGCGATTGGGCTCTAAGGAGTTTACTGGAGGGTGGATTGAAGAAGCCGGGCAGGTTCACT